CCGTCTACGACGCCCCACCGGAGCAGATGCTCCCCTCCGAGGTGTTCTCCATCCTCAAGCCGCTGTTCTTCGCCGAGGACAAGATCAAGATCGCGCACAACGCGACCTTCGACCTCATCTCCACGGCGAAGTACTGGGGCGAGATCGCACCCCCGAAGTACTCCGACACCATCGTTTTGCAGTGGTTGTTGGACGAAAATATGAAACAGAAGGGCCTCAAGGAACTCGTCAAGCGCTACTACAAGGTCGACTACGACACCGAGAACGTCGGCAAGTGCGTCGAGGCCCACCCCTTCTCCAAGGTCGCCCACTACGCGTACATGGACGCGAAGTACACCTACCTGCTGTGGAAGAAGTTCCAGAAGCGGATCAACGACCAGTCCCTGGTCAACGTCCGGCGCCTGGAAGAGGACGTCCTCGGCGTGCTGCTCGACATGGGCATCACCGGAGCACCGGTCGACGAGCAGGCCATGCGCGAGCTGGTCCGCGACATGTCCGAGCGCCTGGTGGACATCGAAGCGGACATCTACCGCGCAGCGGGCAAGCAGTTCAACCTCAACGCCCCGGCCCAGAAGGCCGAGGTGCTGTACGCACCCAAGAAGGACGGCGGCCAGGGCCTGCGCCCTTCCAAGCCGACCGACGGCGGCAAGAAGAAGCGGGACGCCGGGCAGGAGCTGGAGTGGAAGGACTACTCCACCGACGCCGACAGCCTGGAAAAGCACGAGAACAACGCGGTCGTCAAGAAGCTGCTGGAGTACGCCGAAGTCAGCAAGCTGCTCGACTACCCGCTGTCCTACCTCGGTATCGAGGACGACCCGAAGAAGCCCTGCCGGATATTCGACGGCCGGATCCACGCCGACTTCGTCCAGTACGGAACGGTGACGGGCCGATTCTCCTGCCGGGAACCAAACCTCCAGAACATCCCCCGTCCGGACACGGAACTCGGTAAGCGAATCCGTGGACTGTTCGTGGCACCGGCCGGATGCAAACTGGTCGTCGCGGACTACGGACAGATCGAACTCGTGGTGCTCGCGCACTTCATCGGCCGAGGCGATCTGTATAAGGGATTCCACAACGGCGTCGACCCTCATTCGGCCACGGCTGCCGCGCTGATGGGAATAGACCCGCAGGAATTCGTCCGGCGGGTGAAGGCAGGCGACCGGGAGTGCATCGACTTCCGTCAGGTCGCCAAGGGAATCAACTTCGCTGTCGTCTACGGCGCCGGTCCGGACAAGGTCGCCAGCATGGCGAAGATCTCCCTCAAGGACGCCAAGCGCTTCATGGAGATGCACCGGAAGTTGTTCCCCGAGATCTACCGATTCAAGGAGGAAGTCGTTCGGGTCTGCCGGTCGCGGCGCCCTCCGTACATCCGCACCCTGCTCGGCCGCAAGCGTCGCCTGCCGCTCATCCTCTCGCAGAACAACGGGCTGCGGATGGGAGCCGAGCGCCAGGCGGTGAACTCCCTGATCCAGGGGAGCGCAGCCGACCTGATCAAGTTGGCGATGATCCGGCTGAACAACATTCTGCCGGACGAGATCAGGCTGATCCTCTCCGTGCACGACGAACTCGTGGTGCTCGCTCCGGAGGACCGCGCCGAGGAAGCCGCCGGTCTGGTGAAGGAAGCCATGCTCGGCGAGGACATCCAGAAACTGCTCAAGGTGCCGCTGTCTTCCGACGTGAAGATCGTGGACCGCTGGTCGGAGGCAAAGTAAATGGGATTCTTCAACCGAAACAAGGGCAAGGACGACGAGGGCGAATTCGGGGAGGAGGAGGAGTCCCAGGTCGACATCTTCACCCCGCAGATGCTCGTCAAGCGGCTGCTCTGGGACATCGTCCCGTGCCCCGACGTCCCGGGAATGATCCCCCTCATGAAACTGACCCCGGACAGCCCCGACGTCTCCGAAATGGAGCACCGGGCCAGCCACGAAAGGCTCAACGAGGTCCGGCCGGTCAAGGAAATGCTGGACCTCCTCGTCCCATTGGTTTCCGGCATTACTGCCTCGGCTATGCTGGTTAACTCCGGTATTTCAGCGGACGAGGAAACGGCCGTCGCTCTCCAGCGGCATCACTCCTCGGTTCTGCGCGCCGGGGTGGTGGCAATTCTCGCCAACCTCTTCGACATGGGAATCATCACGTACGCAGAAGGAGTGCAGTTCGGTGAGCAACTTCTGGGCTAACAAGTTGGGGGCGGCTGCTCGACCGGCCGCCCCGGCCCCGGCCCCGGTGCCGCAGCAGCAACCACAGCAGCCGTCCGGCGCCCCCTGGTGGGCCTCCGGACAGCAGCCCTACCCCACCCCGGCGCAAGCCCCGCAGACAGTGCCAGAGCAGCCCCAGGGCAAGGCTCCGGCCCGTGCGATGGTCACCAAGCAGGACACCCGCTGCCCCGACTGCCAGGGCGGCGAGTACTTCAAGCCCATCGGCCAGCCCAACGCCATGGCCCAGTGCTACACGTGCGGATACAACCCGCGCTTCACCCAGAGCACCGCAGGCCTTCCGTCCGGCAGCACCGGAGACGGACCGGCCACCCCCGCCAAGCAGACCGCCGCTGGCGGCCGAGGCGGACAGAGCAACTACAACCCTGGCGCGTTCATCCGGGCTGACGGATCCGTCTGAGCGCCCCCCTTACCTACTGAATGGACTTCCTGGTGACCTCCCTGCTCACTCCGACCGGCGACATCGCCGACCCCTACCGCTCCTTCATCGCCAAGTCCCGGTACGCCCGCTGGGACGAGGAGCGCAACCGCCGCGAGACCTGGACCGAGACCGTCGACCGCTACATCGACTTCATGCTCGGCCAGTTGAAGAACAAGCACGACTACACCCCCGAGCAGGGGGTCGTCGAAGCCGTCCGTCAGGCCGTCCTCGACCACGAGGTCATGCCGTCCATGCGCGCGGTGATGACGGCCGGTGCCGCCCTGGACCGCTCGAACATCGCGGGCTTCAACTGTTCCTACCTCCCGCTCCAGGACCCGCGCGCCCTGGACGAACTCCTCTACATCCTCATGAACGGCACGGGCGTGGGTTACTCCGTCGAGCGCCGGTACACCGACCAACTGCCCGCCGTCCCCGAGGTCATCGAGTTCGAGGAGCGCGAGTACATCCCCGTCGAGGACTCCAAGGAGGGCTGGGCGCTGGCCTTCCGGGCGCTGCTGACCAACCTCTGGAGCGGCAAGCGCGTCGCCTGGGACCTGTCCAAGGTGCGCCCGGCCGGGGCCCGACTTCATACCTTCGGAGGGCGAGCCTCCGGCCCGGGTCCGCTGGAGGACCTCTTCCAGTTCACCGTCGACATGTTCGAGGGCGCCAAGGGCCGACAGTTCCGCCCGATCGAGGTCCACGACATCGCCTGCAAGATCGCCTCCGTCGTGGTGGTCGGCGGCGTCCGCCGGTCCGCGATGATCTCCCTGTCCGACCTGGACGACCAGGAGATGGCGCAGGCCAAGTCGGGCGAATGGTGGAAGGACCACGGCTACCGCGCCCTCGCCAACAACTCCGCCGTCTACGACGACGGCCTGCGCTACGAGGACTTCAACAAGGAGTGGGCGTCGCTGGTGGCGTCCGGCTCCGGCGAGCGCGGCATCTTCCACCGTGGTGCAGCCCAGCGGCAGGCCGCGAAGTACGGGCACCGCTCGGCCGACACCGACTACGGGACCAACCCGTGCTCGGAGATCATTCTCCGGCCGTTCTCCTTCTGCAACCTCTCCGAGGTCGTCGTCCGGCCGCAGGACACCGTGGAGGACCTGGAGCGCAAGGTCGCCCTCGCAGCCACCCTGGGCACCTGGCAGAGCACGCTGACGGACTACCCGTACCTGCGTGATGAGTGGCGCAAGAACGCGGAGGAGGAGCGGCTGCTCGGTGTCTCCCTCACCGGAGTGTTCGGCAACCAGATCACCAACGGCAGCAAGGGTGACGGGCTCACCGCCCTCGCGCTGACCGACCTGCGCCTGACGGCCCGCATCGCCAACGAGACCGAGGCCCGGCGCATCGGCATCCCGTCCTCGGATGCGATCACCTGCGTGAAGCCCTCCGGCACCGTCTCGCAGTTGGTGGACTGCGAGTCCGGGCTTCATACCAAGCACGCCCGCTTCTACAAGCGGCGCGTGCGGGTGGACAAGAAGGACCCCATCGCGTTCGTTCTGATCGACGCCGGGATCCCTCACGAGGAGGACTCCTACAACTCCGCCGCGTGGGTGTTCACCTTCGTCCAGCGGGCCGGGGAGGACGCTCTGGTGCGTGAGGACGTCTCGGCGATCGAGCACCTGGAGATCTGGCTGGCGTACCAGCGGTACTGGTGCGAGCACAAGCCGTCGGTGACGATCTCCGTGCGCGAGCACGAGTGGGACGAGGTCGGCGAGTGGGTCTGGAAGCACCTGGACGAGATCTCCGGCGTCTCCTTCCTCCCCTTCAGCGACCACACCTACGTGCAGGCTCCGTACGAGGAGGTCACGCAGGAGGAGTACGAGGCGCTGGCCGCCCAGGAGTACCGCGTCGAGTGGTCGGACCTGGCCTTCTACGAGACCTACGACCAGACCGTGGGCTCCCAGGAACTGGCGTGCTCGGCGGCCGGTGGCTGTGAGGTCGTCGACCTGGTGAGTAACTGATGTACGAGTACAACGCGGTCGTCACCGACGTGCACGACGGCGACACGGTGACGGTGAACCTGGACCTCGGCGTCGACACCTGGAAACACGACTTCCACATCCGGCTGCACGGCGGCAACGCCCGCGAGTTGAAGGAGCCGGGAGGCAAGGAGGCGCGAGCGAACCTGTCCGCTCTCCTGCCGGTGGGCAGTCAGGTGGTTGTCCGCTCGCACAAGGTGGGCCGTGACGTCGACCCGGACAAGTTCGGCGGCCGGTACCTCGCGACCATCATCCTGCGGGACGGTCGGGACGTGGTCTCCCACCTCATCGAGCAGCAGTGGCTGGCCCCATGGGACGGCAACGGGCCGAAGCCTCTGCCGCCGTGGCCTCGGCAAATTCCCTGAAGATCTTCGTCTGACTAGTTGATACATGAGTGGACCGGTAGTTCCTTCACCGATATGGTATTGGAACTACCGGTTCTTCGTTACCGCTTCGCGGTTATCGGATCAGGAGTAACACCACATGCGACTTCATACCTACGGGGGCCCCTGTTGAGCGTGAACAAGGAAGCCCTCGCCCTCCTCGCAAAGATCAACAAGACCCACCCGGGCGCCGTCTGCTTCGCCTCCGAGATGCGCGTCGCCAAGCGCTTCACCTCCGGCTCCCTCTCCCTGGACATCGCCCTCGGCGGAGGCTGGCCGGGCAACCAGTGGGTCGAGGTCATCGGCCGCGAGTCCCACGGCAAGACCTTCATCGTCTACAAGACGCTGGCCGCCAACCAGAAGAAGGACCCCAACTTCACCTGCTTGTGGATCGCCGCCGAGCACTACGACACCGACCAGGCCGAGGCCCTCGGCGTCGACAACGACCGCGTGATCGTCGTCCCCACCCAGGCCATGGAGTTCGCCTACCAGACCATGCTCGACTTCGCGACGTCCCGCTCCGTCGACATGATCGTCCTCGACTCCTACCCGGCGCTCATCCCGGACGAGGAGTCCGAGAAGGACATGGACGAGGCCACCATGGCCCTCGGCGCACGCCTCACCGGCAAGTTCTTCCGCAAGTCCGGCGCGGCGACGAAGCGCAGCATGACCGACCCCGACGACCGCCCGCTGCTCGGCATCGTCATCAACCAGTACCGCGACGCCATCGGCAAGTTCTCCCCGCACGGCACGCCGACCACGACCCCCGGCGGAAACGCCAAGAACTACGCGTTCTACACCCGGGTGGAAGTCCGGCGCGACGAATGGATTCAGGAAGCCCGGCCCGGAAAGGGCAAGGTCAACGTCGGCCAGGTCATCAAGGTAAAGACCATCAAGAACAAGTCGGCGGCCCCCCAGCAGATCGCCACGATCGACGCCTACTTCCGTTCCGCCCCGTACCTGAATTTCGTCCGTGGTGACTTCGACACCACGAAGGAAATCATGATCATGGGGATCCTCTTCGACGTCATCAAGCGCAAGGGCGCTTACTACGAGATCGACAACGGCGAATACGACGACAAGGGAAAGCCCGTCCTTCGCTGGCACAGCAAGGAAAACACCCTCGCCGCCATTCGCGAGGACCTGGACCTCCAGGAATTCCTGTACGAGAAGGTGCTCGCCGCTTCTCTCCACGCCGACGAGCGCTCCATTTCCGAGGAGGACCTGGAGGCCGCCGAGAATTCCGGCACCAAGAAGGTCAGCCGACGGCCGAAGCCGGAAGAGGCCGACGGGCTTCATACCCAGGCCGCCTGATGGTGGCCGTGCTCTCCTCGCTGCTGGTCGTAGCAGCCGTTTACATCCTGGTCCTCGGCGTCCGGTACTCCCGGCGCCAGGACCGGTCCCACGAGAAGTTCACGCTTATCGCCACACTCCTGGAGGCCTCTTATGGCGGACATGTTGAAGAAGAGCCAGAGGCAGGAGCGGCGGGGAGCGCAACTCCTCGGCGGGACGGTGAACGCAGGTAGCGGCAACGGTTGGGTGCGAAAGAACGACGTCCGCACCCCGGATTACTCGATCGAGTACAAGGTCACCAGTAAGGGCTCGTACTCGCTCAAGGAAAAGGAACTGATCACCGCAGAGAAGCAAGCCCTGGTCGACGGCAGGGAAATGCTCTTCGGGACTCAGATGTCCGGTGGAAGAAACTGGATCACGATGTCCGAAGAGACTTTCCTGGCGCTTCATACCTTGGCGCATCCGGAAATGGACGCCGAGGAGATACTGCCGTGGTAATGCACCTCCGACTGAATGCCCCTGAATGGGATGGTGGAGGTAATCCTGAAAAGGAAGCCTCGTGCCGCAAGTTCCGGCCGACGCGGGAGCACGACGACTTCTTCGGGGACGGTAACGGGAGCGAGACCCAGGCCAAGCACATCTGCAATGGCACCTATACCGAAAGGGTCTGCCCCCTCCGGGAACAGTGTCTGGAATTCGCGCTCGTCAACAACGAGCACTACGGAATCTGGGGCGGCCTCACCGTCCTTGAGCGGGCCTACATCCGGAGGTTCGTGCCCAAGAACGAGTGGAGTTTCGACCGTGCCCCGAGCAAAGAAACCCTTGAAGCCATCTGGCCGGATCGCGTCGCTGGCGGAGACGAAGAAGAGTAATTCCGTCCTCCTCGGCGACATCCACAAGCACCTCCTGGAAGAGCACGACAAGCCGACCGACCGGCGGCAGGACATCATCCACCCCTCCGAGATGGCCAAGAGTGACTGGTGCCCCCGTCAGACCTACTACAGGCTGGCGGGGGCTTCCCCCGAGAAGAGCCGGAACTTCTCCGCGCAACTGGAGACCGTCTTCATGGAAGGTCACGCCATCCACGCGAAGTGGCAGACGTGGCTCCAGCAGATGGGCCGCCTGTGGGGGAAGTGGAAGTGCCCCGTCTGCGACTACTGGGAGATGGGCACCGCCGGACGCATCGCCTGCCCGTCCTGCCGCGACCGCACCGACCTCGCGACCCTTCCGGTCTTCCTGGAGTACCGCGAGGTGCCGCTCCAGGCGGAGAGCGAGTTCCTGATCGCCGGGCACGAGGACGGGGCCATCGAGGACCTGAACGCCCTCGTCGAGGTCAAGTCCATCGGTAACGGCACCGTCCGGTTCGACAATCCCGAGCTGCTGCGGCAGTTCACCGTGAAGACCGAGGACGGCAAGACCGTCATCGATACCGACGGCCTGTGGAAGGCGCTCCGGCGCCCCTTCGGCAGCCACATACGCCAGACGCAGATCTATCTCCGGCTGTGCAAGGAGATGGGCCTGCCGTTCGACAAGGTGATCTTCCTCTACGAGTACAAGGCGACCCAGGCCCACAAGGAATTCGTCGTCAAGTACAACCCGGAGATCGCAGAGCCACTGTTCGAGACGGCACTCGACATCAAATACGCCCTGAAGAAGGGCAAGCCGCCACCACGGCCGGAGTTCACCGGCCAGGACACCAAGGTCTGCAAGGACTGTCCGTTCTTCAACACCTGCTGGGAGACCACCACCGATGACACGAGCGGTAGCGAGGAAGGGCTGGGAAGCGGTGCAGTCGCCCAGCCAGAAGGCGACCAGGAAACTGGAGCGCGAGGACCTGTACCTGCCCCCGAAGCCGGACGGCGACGCGCCCGAACTGCCGGAGGATCCCACCGCACTAAGCGACAGCGAACTGATGAGCCTGTTCACCAGGACGACCGCGTGGGTGGAGTACACGGGAGCACGGCTGGCAGCGGCGGAGGTGGACGAAAAGTCGTCCGTCGACACACTCGAAGCACATAAGGCCCTATCCGCCGTCCGCAACTCCAACCAGAAGACAGTGACGGCCGCCAAGGCCATGGCCTACGAGGACCCGGAGTACGTGGCCGCCCAGGACGCCAAGACGGCTGCCTACGCCTACCGGAAGATGCTCCAGGCCGTCTACGACAGCGCCGACCGCAAGAACACCCTCCTGAGCCGTGAACTGACCCGCCGGGTCGGCCGTGGCGACCGGGAGAACCGCGCCGGGCGGATGAACGCATGAGGCGCGTGCAGAGGACCATCAGCCGGATCGAGCAGCCCCGGCCGCCGTGGACGTGGCGCCCCCAGTTCCGTACGGGAGCGCCGCGTACCTGCCTGTCCAGCCACCGCGACCCGGTCCACATCCGCTACGGCGGGCACGTCTACAAGGTCGGCCAGCAGGACTGGCTGCTGCGGCTGTACCAGCACGTCGGCATCACCGACTCGTCCGTTCTGTGGGAGGGCTACGTGCTGTACGACCTGGACGTGGAACTCCCAATGATCCGCTCGTCAATCGATTGGATCGAGTACGTTGACAACCGTCGGGAAGTAGTGTTTCGTATCCGTAAGAAGGAAGCGGTAAGCGCCGGACGGGAGATCGACACCCCCGAAGGCCTCCGCTTCGGAGTACCTCTCGACCTCTACACGGCCCACGAAGGGGACTGACCACCACATGACCATCCTCAAGTCCAGCGACTACCCGAAGTTCCGGCCCATCCCGCGACTGCACCGCAGGGTCGTGCTCACCGAGAAGATCGACGGCACCAACGGCCTGATCGAGGTCACCAAGGTCGACGAGCCCGACCTGTTCCAGGCCACCGACCCCACCGGCATCCTCGCCGGAGGCAGCGACGGCAACACCTACCTCGTCCGGGCCGGAAGCCGGAACCGCTGGCTGACCCTGGAAGCCGACAACTTCGGCTTCGCCAAGTGGGTCTACGACAACGCTGACGCAATCACCGCGCTCGGCGAGGGCAAGCACTACGGCGAGTGGTTCGGCAAGGGCATCCAGTCCGGCTACGGCCTCGACGACAGGCGCTTCGCCCTCTTCAACGTAAACCGCTGGTACGACATCCGCGACGCCGAGGTCACCGACAAGTACCTGGAGACCTTCCCCAAGGCCGTCCCCGCCCCGCCGGAGGTCACCGTCGTACCGGTCATCCTGGTCGCCAACGGCAACGACCTTAACTACGCCGTGAACATCGCGCTTCATACCTTGGAGTCGGACGGCTCCTTCATCGCTCCCGGCTTCAAGGACCCCGAGGGTGTAGTCGTCTGGCACGACGCAGCCGGAGCCTTCTTCAAGGCCACGATCAAGAACGACGAAGCGCCCAAGAGCAAGGTGTCCGCCAAGTGATCGCCCAGCGCTCCGAGATCACCGCGACGCTCGACCTGGACAACCTGGCCGGGTCCGACGCGAAGATCTGCCAGGCGGCCCGCGTGTCCACCCTCGGCTCTGCTGCGGCGGAGTCGGGGGAGGCCTCCGGCCTGATCAACTACCTGATGCGGGACCGGCACGGCAGCCCCTTCGAGCACGGACAACTGTCCTTCCTCGTCGAGGCCCCGATCTTCGTGGCCCGCGAGTTCATGCGTCACCGCGCTGGTTGGAGTTATAACGAAACTTCAGGCAGATACAGGGAGTTGGCGCCGGTCTTCTACATCCCCGACCGCAAGCGCCCGCTCGTGCAGGAGGGCAAGCCCGGCGCCTACACCTTCGTGGACGGCACCTACGAGCAGTACGGCATCACCCGCTGGGAGCACGAGCAGGCCTACCGCACCGCATGGTCCGCGTACCAGCGGATGCTCAAGGCCGGAGTCGCCAAGGAGATCGCCCGCGACGTCCTCCCGGTCGGCCTGTTCACCTCCTTCTACGCCACCTGCAACCCCCGCAGCCTGATGCACTTCCTCAGCCTGCGAACGCGCGTCCCCTCCGCCACCTTCCCCTCCTTCCCCCAGCAGGAGATCGAGAAGGTCGCGCAGGACATGGAGGAGGCGTTCGCGGAGCACTTCCCCCTCACCTACATCGCGTACACCAACAACGGAAGGGTCTGCCCGTGAGCAGGAGATCCGACGACGCCCTGAGCGGGATCCTCGTAGGGACCGTCCTCGCCGTCTTCGTCCTGGGAAGCATCTGGTTCCACGCCTCGGCCCCGTGCTCATGGTTCGGACCCTTTCCCGTCAAGGACGTGCCCGCCCGGTGCGTGATGGCCCGATGAACAACTACGTGCTCGTCTTCATCGTCACCATCTACAGCGCGGTCGTCCTGGTCGCCGCCTGGGGCCTGGTCACCACGCGGGCCGAACTCGACAAGCGCCTCGACGAACTGGTCATGCAGCGCAGGCGCCTCAAGGAGACCGAGGAGCAGGCCCTCGCCCTCGTCGACAAGGTCACCCCGCTGATCGAGAAGACCGACTGGATGACCGGCCGCTGGCAGGGCCAGTTCAGCACCCTCGTCGCCCTGGAGAACAAGCGCAACGCCAAGGTCGACACCGCCCGCCGGGCGATCTGGGAGATCCCCATCGTCCGCGACCACATCGAGCGCAGCATCACCGACCCCCGCACGAACAACGGAGAAAACCAGTGAGCACCGCCACCACCAACACCACCGACGGCCACGACATCGTCGAGTCCTGGCTCCCGCAGTTCATCGGCCTCCACGGCTTCCCGGGCACGGGCAAGGACGCCGTCGCCAAGATCCTCGCCGACTACGGCTACACCCGCGTCGCCTTCGCCGACAAACTCCGCGAGGCCCTGTACGTCCTCAACCCGGTCATCGTCTTCGACGAGTACGGCTACGAACTCCGCGTCCAGGACCTGGTCGACAACCTCGGCTGGGACGACGCCAAGCGCCAGTACGAGGAGATCCGCCGGATGCTCCAGGTCATCGGCACCGAAGTCGGCCGCGAGATGATCGACCAGAACGTGTGGGTCGACGCAGCCTTCAAGGGCCTGGACAAGGACAAGAAGTACGTCTTCACCGACCTGCGGTTCGAGAACGAGCACCACGCCATCGACTCCCGCCTCGGCATGCTCGTCAAGATCGAGCGGCCCGGCGTCGGTGCGGTCAACGACCACAAGTCCGAGAAGCCCCTGCCCGACAAGTGGTTCGACGTCCGCCTGGTCAACGACGGCACCCTCGAAGACCTTCATACCAAGGTCAGGGACATCCTGGCCTTCGCGTGACCGCCCCCAAGGTCTGCAAGGACTGCGAGCCGGGGAGCAAGCGCCCAGCGCCCAACCCCGGCCCACGGTGCGCCACGCACTGGCGCGAAGAGAAGCAGCGCCGCAGCACGGCCGCCCACCAGAAGCGCGTACAGGCCACGTACGGACTCGGGGACGGGACCTACGACACCCTTTACGCGGCGCAGGGCGGGAAGTGCGCGATCTGCCGACGGGCCACCGGAGCCACCCGGCGCCTTTCGGTCGACCACGACCACAAAACCCTGCTTGTCCGGGGACTGCTATGCCGCCCCTGCAACAACCTCCTCGGCCACGCCCGCGATGATCCTGCATTCTTCGAGCGGGCCAAGTCGTACCTCGAAACCCCACCCGCACAGGCAATAGGTTCCTGGTACGCAGAGAAGTAGCAACTCGATTCGCAACAGGCCCCGGGTGGAGACGACGCCCCGGGGCCTGTTGTCATTAACACAAGATTCCTGCCGCTCCGTATTCTCAAAATGTGATGCAAATCGGAGCAACAGGAGAAACAAATGGGAGTTCAGTTCGACGCCGACGAGGGGGCCGGTAACGAGGTCATCCTCCGGGTCAAGAGTTCGTCGTCCGCCGCCAGCGTGGCCAGCGCCATCTCTCACGCCGTCTACGACGGCAAGCGCGTCACCCTGCGGGCCATCGGAGCCGGAGCAGTGAACCAGGGCGTCAAGGCAATCGCCATCGCCAACAGTTTCGTCGCCCCCCGGGGAATCGTCCTCGATACCCGGCCCGGATTCACCACGGTGAACACCCCCGATGCCGGAGAAATCAGTGCGATCCTTCTGCGGATCCTCGTCCACTGACGAGTTCTAAACCGCCGCCATTCCGTCTTTACACTGGGAAGGATCCCACGGAGGCGAAATGAATGGTGTATCGGACGGACGAAATGGGTCCTTTTCGACCGGTGCCATGGAAACGAAGTACCCGTCGGCCCAGCCGGTCCATACCCAGCGATTCACGCCGACCTCAGTCTTCGACGAGACCCAGGTACGCGGTTCCGCCAACGGTCTGGGCTCCCAGGACTACGACCGAAAGCGTATCGGCGGGGGATTCGCGCCGTCTGCAAATGGCGCGTCCTCCCAGACCTACGACAAGCGGCTGTGGATCGACAAGAACCCGTACCGAACCCTCGGCGGCTAAGGAGCCAGAAGTGGCGAAGAAGAAGAGCGACAACCTCGTGACGACGAATGACCCGTCGTTGCGTCCGACCATGGGTACCGCAGCGTCCCGGGTCGGGAATGTGGCCAAGCCCATCAAGGGCCGGTCCGTCCCGAAGAAGAACCAGTCCAAGGGTGGATTCCTGGAGGCGGCTACCGCTTCCCACCGCCCCAACATCCTGGAGCGGAACGGTGCCTCCCTGCGGCCGACCGCTGTCCTTTACCAGGCGAATGCCGCCGAGGCTGGACTCGTCCAGCGCAACACCGTGACGGTCCCTTCCGCCATCGGTAACCGCGACTTCTACCTCCGGCGTCAGTACCGACAGGGAATGTGAGTCGTAGGCAGCCATGTCTAACTGGCAATACCTGCCACCTATGGGCATAGGTCAGCCGGGCGCCCCGGTTCGTGCGAATGGCGGAGCAGGTACAGATGCTCTTTCCTTCCGCGATCCGCTGGACGCCCGGCGTGCTGCCATGGGTGCCCGCGTCCCTTCCGCCGAGTATCCCGATGGATATCTCGGCACCATCAACGACCGGCGCCAGGACAGAGTGCTCCAGGGCGTCCAGAAGCGCCTCACCGACCGCTCCTATCAAAGGGGCGTGCACAAGGGCGACAAGATCGACCCCGGCGACTACGTGTGGCCCGACGTCGGATCCGTCAACCCGCAGGCCGGTCTGGTCTACCAGGCCCGGGGCCTGAAGTGGACGCAGAAGGGCGACATCACCGAGCGCCTCGCCCACGGCGGCAAGGTCAACGCCCTGTCCCCGGCAGAGATGGCCGCTCTCCAGCAGAAGTACGGCGTCGCCGAGGTCATGGCCGACATCGACCCTGTGCGCTCCGAACGGCTGCGGAAGCTGCTGCCGTCGGCGTCCCCCCACAACTCCCCAGACCAGTGGAGGTAGCCCGATGGCTGCGAGCAAGACCCCCGCACAGAAGGCTGCGGATACCCGCACCTACAACAAGACCGTCAAGGACGCGTCGGCCAAGCGGCAGTCCTACGAGGCCGCCAACCCCGAGCGGTTCCAGACCATCCAGGACAAGCCCGGTGCCGGTGCCAGTCCCCGCCAGTCGTACCGGCTGATGGGCAACACCGACAAGGCTCCGAACCTGCACGGCCAGATGGAGTTGGCGGGCCCGGAGGGATCTGATGTCTGGCACGGCCAGCACACCCTGAACCCGGTCAAGGACATGATGCCGGTCAACCGTCGGTGGGAGGACCACACGCCTGCCGAGCAGTCCCGTGTGCTGCGGTCGGCCGCCAAGTTCGGTGTCACCCCCGAGTCCGCGCACCGCGCGCTGGCCGCGCAGGTCGACCGTGCCTACGCCCACGAGGGCGGGCACCACGACTCGTTCTACAGCCCGGCCCAGGATCACACCCGTGACGGCTCCCTGTCCCCTCGTGCGCGCCTGAAGACGTCCGCGAAGGAGAACGGGGTGCCCTTCGGCGTCCAGGCCGCTGCGAACGCCATCACGTCCCCGCAGAACGTCTTCGTGCGGCCGGACAAGGAGACGGGCAAGGCGGTCTACCCCAACGACGAGGCGGCCAGCCACGCGATCAAGTGGGCGAAGTCCGGGAAGACCGGCGCCGACTACCACTACCACCCGGACTACTACGTCCCGCGCGAGGACAAGGTCGAGAAGACCGTCACCTCGAAGTCGGGCAAGCAGTTCACGCAACTGGTGAAGAAGGAAGGCGACACCCGCGCCTACCCGGTCAACGGCTACCCGCGTAACCACGCCCTCGCCATCGACGTGACGAACCAGGTCCTCAACGGCAAGCAGTTGTCGAACGCGTGGAAGCCGACGGCCGGTGAGAAGGTCGGCGCCTACCACAACTCGTGGGTCGACCCCCACGGCTCCTCGCAGTTCTGGGTGTCCGACACCCACTCCGGTGGCGGCGCGTTCGCCCCGCACCTGGAGGACAAGAAGGGTTCCGGCAGCCAGCAGGCCTACATGGGCATCAAGGGCATCCACGCCTTCCACGACCACGTCGCCCGCAACGTGATGCAGGAGCGCGGCCTCAACTCCCTGACCAACATGCAGTCCGCGCAGTGGTCGGAGGAGAAGCGCCGCCGAGGCGACAACCACGACTCCTCGCTGAACACCTACGGCAAGGGCAACGAACTTCATACCGAGGTCCACCCGGGCCAGCAGAAGTTGTTCTGATGCAAGCGGATTCCATATACGACCGTACGCGTCCGTGGGCCTCTCTTCCTGAGCGGATTCTCACGGACGCGCTCGGCGTCGCCGATATCCCGGGTGACGTGCTCGCCATGCAGGCAGCACCCGCCCCTGTCGTCCGTCCTTTGTTTCCTCCGAAGTACGGATACCGGACCACGGCCCTCGGAATTGAGGACGTGCTCGACGTGAATAGCCTCTTCGCAGCTCCGACTAACGGAGTGGGCAGTATAGGTGGCTATTCTGGAAGTTCAAGGCCGACCCTTGGGGGCTTTTGATGGCCAAGCACAGAAAGCCGCACCGCGCAGACGACAAGCGGCGCCCTGGAATGTCTGACAACAGCAAGCGCACGGTACAAGAGGGTTCGACCGGTGCCGCTAAGCCACTGGCCATCTTCAACGATCGCCGGGGCGCGAACGGTAACGGAAAGCGAGCGAAGTAATGGCTTACGCCCAGTCCCGGTCCATGAACGCGGAACTCAACGAGGGCGCGACCGACGGCAAGTACAAGAAGATCATCGTCGACCGTGGCGGTATCGGCGTGACGACGTCCGCAACGACGCGGGCCCGCCTGGATCTCAGCGACGTGTGGTACGGCCGCCACGAGGACGAGGTCAAGATCCGTCCCGACGGCCAGCCGGTCCACACCCCGAACTACGTGCAGACCCCACCATCGCAGGCAGGATTCTGAATATGTCTCTGACCGACAATCTCACCAAGGTCGTAAATGCCGAGGTGGGATACCACGAGGGCTATTCCAACGGCCACTGGAACAACCACGAGAAGTACGCCGACAAGGTCCCGGGCCTGGAGTGGGTCGACGACGTGGAAGGTGCCTGGTGCGCGGTATTCGCGGCGTGGGCCTTCCAGACGGCGGGCCTGCCGAAGGGTGCCTACCCGGTTACCGCCTCGTGCGCGACCGGCGTTTCCTGGTACAAGGCCCGGAAGCGATTCAGTGGGTACCCCGCGATCGGCGCTCAGATCTTCTACGGGCCGGGCGGAGGTGAGCACACCGGGGTCGTCATCGGATTCGACGCGACTCACGTATACAGCGTAGAAGGCAATACGAACGTGAACGGTTCGCCAGAAGGGGATGGCGTTTACGCCAAGACCCACGTCCGGACCGACGCGCACGTCTACGGGTACGGCTACCCGGAATACCCGGACGGCATCGAGTCGGCCGACCCGGCGTGGAAGTCGCAGAACCCTTCGCTTCATACCCCGGCGGCTCCGGCCGCCCCGGCTCCGGCCCCGAAGCCTGCTGCGAAGCCGGTCGTGGACGTCTCCAACGTCGTCGCGGCCCGCAAGGCGGACCTTCCGGCGGCCACCGGCCACACGACCCACAAGGCGGACGTGCTGCTCGTCGAGAAGGCACTGTCGGCGCTGGGCTACCTGGACGCGAAGTGGGTGGACGGCTCCTGGGGCACCAAGACGCAGGACGCCTACGACCTCTTCCGCCGGAAGCAGGGCTACACGGGCGACGACGCCAAGGGTGCTCCGGGCCTGGCGTCGCTGACGAAGTTGGCCAAGGCCAGCGGTCTGTTCACCGTCAAGGCGTGATCTGAACAACGTCATCCCCACTACGGCTTCCAATGCCGTAGTGGGGATGTTACGTTTTAAGAGCAAGAACGTCCCCGAACGTGAGGCACCGCATGCGCTACCGCGTCGCAGCAGCAGCAGCGTCCGCCATCCTCATTACGGCTTCTGCCGTATCAGCAATCTCCATCACCGGCCAGGACCAGCCCGTCGACTACAGCGGCATCGCCGCAGCGCCGACCGTCACCCGCTCAGCTCCGGACACCGCCAACCGGTCCCTGACGCGCCCCTCGCTTCATACCTCGGCGGCTCCGGCAACCTCCCCGAAGGTCACCAAGACCCCCAAGCCGACCGCCAGCGCCACCCACACCCACCAGCCGAAACCAACGAAGACACCGCGTGCGTCCCCAACGCCGACGCACACCGCCGTCGCCCCGACCTCCCCGACCTCCCCGAAGGCCTACGCCCTCGCCAAGGTCGGAGCCACGCAGTTCGCCTGCCTGGACCTGCTGTGGGAGAAGGAGTCCAACTGGCGCGTCACCGCCACCAACCCCTCCTCCGGAGCCTACGGAATACCCCAGGCACTACCGGCCTCGAAGATGGCTTCCGCCGGTTCGGATTGGCAAACCAATGCAATAACCCAGATACGATGGGGACTCGGATACATCGAGGCGGTATACGGGACACCCTGCACCGCCTGGGCACACTCCCAGGCCACTAACTGGTACTGATTCGAAGGGACACCATGGCCGAGCACATACGGCTTCTTCTCTGCAAAACCTGCGGCACGATGGAGGAACTGCCCGACTACGAGGGCGACCCCCGCGCCGACTTCCTCCTGGAAGCACTCGTGCAGAAGCACCCCAACCACATCGCGCACCCGATGCTGCGCGTGGAGAAGAAGCACTGGGACAGCCCCAGCACCCGCGACGCGATCATCGCCCAGATCAGGGACAAGACCGGCCACACCGGCTTCGACACCACCTTCTACGAGGCGAAGAACACCTTCCAGGAAGACGCCCACGCCTGCTGGAAGGCCCACGCCCGCAACCCCGGCTGCGGCGACTACAAGACCGGCTCCAAGCGCCTCACGCCGGACACCGCAGCCGAGCGCAAGGCGGCAGGCCTGCCGAAGTACAAGTCCGCCCAGGACCGCTACCTCTGCGAGTTCTGCCCGGTCCACTCCCTCGTCGTGCAGAGCGCCCGCGAGAATGCCGGACTCTACAAGTAACCCCACCCGACACATACCTGGAGCACACATGAGCATCCCGATCCTCGGTCAGACCCCCAGCAGCGACAGCACCGCGCTTCATACCGACGACCTCACGCCCGAGCAGCGTGAGGCCCTGGCCAAGATGGCGGAGGAGAACCCGCCCGCCGAGGACGAGATCGGCACCCCGGTCACCACGGCGTTCCTCGTCGCCGTCGGCCTGGACGGCGCCGTCGTCGCCACCAGCGACCTGACCCAGAAGTTCGTCCCCCGGCGAGGAGCCACCCCGGACGACATCTACGGCGCCGTCGCCGTGGTCCAGAAGGACCTCACCGTCATGGAGACGGCCCAGCGCACCCAGCAGCAGATGATGATGGTCGGACAGGCGATGCAGCGGCAGGCCCAGGAGGCCCAACTCCGCGCTTCTCTCAAACTCTGAGAGAAATAGCAACTACTAAAGCCCCCGATTCAATTGCAGAATCGGGGGCTTTCCCTATTCCAGCTAGAATCGAAACCATGGCCGGATACGAGTTCTACCTCAATCGAGCAGTAAGCCAGGGAGCACAGCCCGACATTCACTCGGGGGCATCCGGCTATTTCAGCACGCCGCAGCGCGGACTGGACCCGCACATCTTCGACGGCAAGCACATCAAGCCCGACGTGCGCGACCACATCCTCGGCATCCTGAACAACTTCCTCGACGCCCGCTACAAGGGCGCTCGCACCTGGTCAGCGGCCTGGCTCGCAGGCTCCGGCATCTCCTACCAGTGGGCCGGAGACCGAGGCAACGGCGACCTCGACGTTCTCTTCGGCGTCGACTTCCCCAAGTTCTACGAGGCCAATCCCACCTTCCAGGGAATCAGCGAAACGGAATTCGCGGACCTCCTGAACACAGACCTCAAGCGGAACCTGTGGCCGTCCACCGCGAACACAAACTTCCACGGCCAGACGTACGAGGTCACCTACTACCTGAACCCGGGTACGACCTCGCACAGCATCGCCGCAATTCACCCCTACGCGGCCTACAACCTCACCGCCGACCGCTGGGACATCACCCCGCCCGAGCTGCCGGACGACCCGCGCAGCCTCTACCCGGCCGAGTGGAAGACCGCCGTCGAAGCCGAACAGAAGCAGGCCGAGCTGCTCGTCAAGCGCTACGGCCTCCTGCGCTCCCAGGCCGCCCAGTCCGTGGAGAACAGCCCGGCCTGGAAGAACGCCATGGACTCCCAGCGCATCGTCACCGAGCAGGCCAAGGCCCTCTTCGACGACATCCACCTCAGCCGCCGCATGGCCTTCTCCGGGACCGGCGAGGGCTACGGCGACTACTACAACTTCCGCTGGCAGGCACACAAGGAAGCCGGGACCGTCCAGGCCCTGAGCGCCCTCGCCACGGCGGAGACCGAGGCCCGCAAAGCACAAGAAACGGATCTGTACGGGGCTCCCCTCGATGACGCTGCCGTGGCCCTGGCCAAGGCGGCCCTCTGGAACACCCCCTACAGGAGAGCGTGATGGCACCTTCCCGCAGTAAGCCGGACACCGCCGGTCCACAGTTCGAGCAGACCGCCCTCCCGGTCCCCCTGGGCAGCAGGGTCTCCGCCCAAGGCCAGAAGCAGACCGCGCTCCGCGCGGCCTACCACCTGACCAAGGACACGCCGCTGCATCTCCAGGCCAAGCCCGGCGCACTTCATATCGGGCATCCCACGCCTCACAGCGGCGGGATGTTCACCAAGGTCACCTCGCTCGGCGCCGCCCGTGACGAGACGCTCATCCATGACGAGGAGCGCACCAACTACCCCCAGTCCGAGGGGCAGATGGTCATGGGCCCGCCGCACTCCCCGCAGCAGTTCGGGCACCTCGACGGGCACGGCAACGTCGTCGACACCAAGATCGACGACAAGTGGTACGAGAAGCACGGCCCGCAGATGAGCCACGGCAACGAGGCCTTCTGGAACAAGCACGCCAAGTTCCAGAGCATCAGCACCAGCGCCGTCCTGCACACCGGCCAGACCGCGTACGAGACCGGCTCACACTCCTACATCACCGGCCCGCTGGCCCCCGACCACCCGCACGTGAAGGTGGTCATCCAGGGCGGCACACCGTACGTCGCCGACGCGCACCACCGGCTCGCCGAAGCGCGCGGCCGGGGAGACACCCATGTCGGGGCCCACGTCCTCAACCTCGACCAGTTCGAGAAGACCGCCCCCGTCGAACCCAAGATCAAGACCCACACCGACCTCGACGCCGTGCACGAGCACCTGATCCAGGCCCACGGGATGAGTCCCCGCTTCCTGGAGCACGACCAGCGCAAGGCCGTCCGCGCCCATGAGAAGGCCCACCGTGAGGGCCTGATCGAACACCGGCACGGGTGATCGACGATGACTGCAACCGTCGCCATCGTCGTTGAGGGCGTGCTGTCCAAGGAGGTCGGCGAAGCCGTCATCCACCAGGGCCAGCGCCTGTACTGGGGCCTGATGGAGACCTACCGGGTCGCCCTCATCACCGACAACACCGACGTCGAGCCGGTCAAGCACTGGCTGCGCGTCAACGGCTTCAACAAGCACCCCTACCTCATCCCCGCGCACCTGCGGGATCCCGAGGACCCGGCCGAACGAAGGATGCGCCAGATCTCCCGGCTACGGCAGGCCGGATGCCACGTCGAGCTGCTGATCGAGCCCGACCCGGAGATCGCCGCCCACGTCATGGCCCACGGGGTCGGAGTCCTCAACTACCTACACCCCAACTACTCCTCCCCACGCTTCCGCCCCGACTACCAGGAGAGCGTCACCCCCTGGTCGGCCCTGGTGGACGAAGTGGAGAGGCAGCGAGCACTACGCGAAGAAGATCAGCGCCCACACATGGAGATCCTGTGACCAGCAACGGCTATGTCCTGTTCATCGGCATCGCCCGCATCCTCTCCGTCCTCACCGGAGCAGCGTTCGCGGCCCTGCTTCTGCGCGCGACGATCCCCGCCTGGCGCCAGCTCGGCGCCGCAGAGCGATGGCTCGCCGCCACCCTCTTCGTCTACAGCACCAACGTGACCGTCTTCACCGCCGTGTTCCTGGCGTCGAGCACGTCCGCGCGGTCGCTGATCAGCGTCGGCTTCCTGGCCTCCTTCGTGGCCGGACACCGCTACCTCTACTTCCTGAGAAGGGACATACGGCCATGAGTGGCTCCGTCTTCCATTCCATCGCGACCCAGATCCGCGACCGCTACCTCCAGCCCCTCCAGTTCCCCGGCTCGCGCCGCAGCGTCGAGCAGCGCGTCAGCGACCTGGAGAACGCCAAGAACGGCCAGCAGCCCGCCAACTCCCGCATCAAGATCCGCGTCAAGGGACAGGGCCAGCAGAGCGCCCCGGCCCAGGACAGCAGCATGCACGCCCGCGTGATGAGCCGCGAGGGCATCGCCAACGGCATCAAGAACCAGGCCGACATCCAGCGGGTGCGCGAGGACCACTCCTCCAGCCTCGACGCCTGGCATGCCCAGCACTCCGGCGCGGCCTCCGACCTCCTTCATACCTTCAACGCCCGGATGAACGGCATCCAGGCGCAGAGCAAGCCCTCCGGCGGGGCCTGGGACGACTTCCACTCCGCGTTCGGCACCCACGCCAGCACGTCGGGCACCCCTGTCCAGTCGGCCCCGCAGACGCCGCCACCGGCTGCCAAGCCGCAGCGCGTCGTCCAGGCCGGACTGTTCGGCCCGAGCCAGGTCCGCTCCCCGCAGCAGTTCGGGATGGCCGCGTCGCCGGGCCCCCGGCAGAAGCCCGCCGTTGGCGCTCCGGCCGCCAAGAAGCCCCGCGTCACCCAGCCCGGCCTCTTCCCCAAGAGTGCCGTCCAGCCCCCGAAGTAACCCAAGCAGATTCGGAGAACCAAACCGTGCACCTCTTCCTCGGCGGATCCGAGATTCCCGGCTGGCGCAAGATGCTGGCCGAGGAAGGCGTCGAAACCGTCTCCCTCTCGTACATGGGCCTGCGGCGCCGGACCAAGTTCACCCGCCCCTGGCTGATCGAGGACAACTACCTCGAAAACCAGAAGGTTTTCCTGGACTCCGGCGCCTACACGGTCAACAAGGCCGACGACGACAAGTACTCGATCGGCGAACTGAAAGACATCGCCGCACATTACGAGGCGTTCGTCCAGCAGAACATCGATTCCCTTCATATGGTGTCCGAGTTCGACGCTGTCGTTCTCGGACGGGAATGGATCGAGGCCCGGCGAGAGGACTTCTACGAGGACCTGCCGGAAGACAAGTTCCTTCCGATATGGCATTCGGAATGGGGAGTCGACGAACTCGATAAACTCGCCCAGAGGTATAAGCGAGTCGGTGTGACGCAGACAGATCTCGACGGCCGGAATCTCACCCCGGTGCTCAACGAGATCACCCGGAAATACGGCACGCTACTCCACGGAGTGGCGATGACTAAGCCTGCGGAAATGGCTGCCGTGAACTGGGACAGCGTCGCCTCGACGTCCTGGCTTTCCCCTTCCCAGTACGGTGACACCATTGTGTGGACCGGCAGGGAATTGAAGCGCTACCCGAAGAAGTACAAGGACCAGGCGCGGAAAAGGCACCGCACTCTGTTCACCGAAGCGGGCTTCGACGCCGACCGTATCGAGGCCGGAGAGAACGACGAGGTCCTGCGGTTCACCATCTGGTCATGGCAGCAGTTGGCCGCCTCGATCGACCAGCACCGGCCGCAGGAAGCCCAAGCAGTTACTACTTCTGCCGGAGGGGTACTTTCGAGTTTCTCTCAAATGCAGGGCACCGAAGTTGATACGGAGGACGGAAAAACGCTCAACCCGGTGACAACTCCGGCCGTCCGCAGAGACCGCCCGCGTACCAACTTGCCGGTCATCGGCCTGGTGCAGGAGAAGGAGGTCTACACCGACCCCGAGGACGGCGTGAACAAGGAGCGGGACATCCCCCTCCTGACGGTGCGCAGCCAGTCCATGCGCGCCTGCTCGTCCTGCTTCCTGTCCTCGAAGTGCCCGGCCTTCGACCAGAATGCCAACTGCGCGTACGACATCCCGGTCGAAGTGAAGAGCAAGCAGCAGATGCAGTCGCTCCAGAATTCGCTCATCGAGATGCAGGCGCAGCGGGTCCTCTTCATGAAGATGGTCGAGGATATGACCGGTGGCTACGCGGATCCGAACCTCTCCGGCGAGATCGACCGGCTCCAGAAACTCGTGAAGGTGAAGACGGAACTGGAGCAGGACTCCTTCTCCGTGAAACTGGAGGCTAAGGGGAATGGCGGCGGGGCCGGTATGATCAGCCGTATCTTCGGCCGGGACGCCGGGGAACAGATGACAGCGCTCGACAGGCCTCTCTCGGCGGACCGGATGATCGAGTCCTCGACCGGTTTCATCGACGCCGAAATCGTCGACGTACCAACTTACATCAACCAGGAAGGTTAGTTAGTACTTCTCATGAGCGCACACGTGCATGCAGTGTCTCCCGCCGAAATCGGCGAGGGCGCGGCAGAGGAGATCGACTGCAAGAGGTGCTACGGGTCCGGTGAGGATCGCGACGGCGCCGACTGTGTCCACTGCGAGGGATTCGGTACGGTGCTGGTATGAACGGAATCCAGCGCATCAAAGTCGCCCTTGCGGCAATCGGAATTCTCGCCGTACCGGCATTCGGGATCTCGGCCGTTGCCCAGTCGGATTTCTCCGGGCTTCATACCGAGAATTCCCAGTCGGATTCTCCCGCATACGAAGGGGATTCATCGCCGCAGCCCGTGCCTACGGTGACCAGGTATCTGTCCGCGCCGACACCGGAAGCAACGAAGTCGGAATCCTCGGGTACGTGCAAGGTATCGCTCGTGGTCGGGCCTTCACCCGCAGTACCCGCACCTACGTCCTCGGCCACGCCATACGCCCCCGTATACGGGCTGGCGCACACGCATTCCGTGCAGGTCAAGATTCCGTGCCCGAAGGAAACGGTGACGGAAACGCCTACATCTAGCAAGTAATTGCACAGCCAGTCAACCAGGTAAGCCGTGGGCCGCGCATGTGACGCAGCTCACGGCTTACTGCTTCCTTAATACGGCTTGACGAGTATTGCTTCCGGAGTATTGTTTCCCTCATCACCACCCGCCCCCGCACCAGGAGGAGCACCCCATGCGAGACAACCAGCGTCAGCGCGTCTACGACGCCGAGTACTTCGTCCGCGACACCCTCGCATCCCTCGCCAAGGCAGACGTGCCCACCTTCGACTTCTACGGCTCCAGCCTGCTGGTGCCCCTGGAGCGCAAGTTCGGCGACCTGGAGTCCATCCAGCGCTACATCGACGCCGTCCTCGGCCTCAACTGGGTCAAGGACATGTGGCCTGAGCGCACCGTCCTGCCGGTCCGCGTACGACGCCGGGCGGGACGGCGCTTCGCCCACTACGAGCCCCTGACGCGCACCCTGGCCATCCCCGACCGCACCAACAGCAGCGGCTGGGCCCTGCGGGAGATCGTCATCCTGCACGAACTGAGCCACCACCTGGCCAACCACGGCGAGGCCCACGGCCCCGCGTTCGCCAGCACCTTCCTGCACATGGTGCGCGAGGTCATGGGCCCCGAGGTCGGTCTGCTGCTCACCGACTCCTACTCCCAGCACGGCGTCCGCTTCGGCAGCCTCACCAGCGTGTAAAACGGATTCGGGGAATCGCTTGACAAGGGTTCCCCGGGCCCGTAGCGTTCACCACACACCAACCGCCTCACACCAGGAGGAGCACCACATGAGCACCCTCGACAAGCTGGCCAAGATCCTCAACAAGGCCGAGAACGCCTCCACCCCCGAAGAGGCCGAGGCCTACATGCGCAAGGCGCAGGCCATGGCCACCCTCACCAGCATCGACCTGGCCGTAGCCCGCCAGCACACCGCCAAGCGGGAGCAGCGCGAGCAGCCCACCCACAAGCGCATCACCATCGGCCAGCCCCGCAAGAACAACAACGCCCGCCTGGTCGAACTGTTCATGGCCGTCGCCGACAACAACGACGTCCAGTTGAACATCGCGATGAACTCCACATACGTCATCGCCTTCGGGATGCCCAGCGACATCGAGGTCGTCGAGGCCCTCTACGCCTCCCTGCTCGTGCAGATGACCGAGTCCGCCAACGCCTGGCTGAAGACCGGCGAGTACAAGAAGGAGCAGGTGACCGGCAAGAAGAAGGTCTGGGACGCGTACTGGGGCGAGTGGGACTACCAGACCGTCACCAAGCCCATGGACGGCCGCACCGCCCGCGCCAACTTCTACGACGCCTTCACCCGGCGCATCTCCTCCCGCCTGTGGTCGGCCCGCCGCGAGGCTCTGGAGGAGGCCAAGAAGAACACCTACACCGTGCCCAGCATCGGCAAGGACAACGGCGTCGAGTACGAGATCGAGGTCTCCGCCGCCCTGGTCCTCTCGGACAAGGCGAAGGAGGTCCAGGACTACTACTCGAAGACCTCCAAGGCGCGGGGCTCCTGGAAGGGCGCCAGCAGCAGCACCTACAGCACCTCCGCCCGCCAGGCCGGGGACAGCGCCGCGCAGTCCGCCCGCCTCAGCAGCCAGCCCGCCATCGGCGGCAGCCGCACCCGCATCGCCGCCTGACCAGACAGGAGACAACCATGCGCACCATCCCCCGAGGCTCGAAGAAGATGCTCCAGATCAAGGCCGAGTTCACCGAGATCCTGGGCTACGACCCCAGCTCGGCCCAGATGGTCCCGGCCGACGCCGAGCAGGCCTGGAAGGACCTCGCCACCTACGACAGGGCGCGGCTCGTGGAGTCCTCCGACGCGACCCGCTACACCATCCGCGTCCACGGCAGCAAGTTCTACCACCTGACCCGCCCCACCACGTGATCCATACGCACCCCCTGCGTACGGGCCGTCCGACTCGACACCTGAGCCGGGCGGCCCGTACTGTTCCCGCGAACATCAATCCCCGCACCAGGAGGAGCCCGCCATGCCCGCGCCCCGCAACATGAGCCGCAGCGACTACGAGACCCTGTCCGCAGCCATCGCCGACTCCGACGACCAGGACTTCAACGCCCGCCGCAACATCGCCTACAACATCGCCGACGCCCTCACCGGCACCAGCGACCGCTTCGACCCCATCCTCTGGCTGCGCCAGTGCGAGATCGGTCCGGTCTCCCCGGCCGACGTCGCCGACTGGACCAAGCGCCTGGAACTGCGCGTGAAGTCGATCGGCGCGAAGCGGCTGAACAGCCTGAACATGGGCTACGACATCGAGCAGTACATCGACGCAAGCGGTAACCCCATTTCGCTTGACAAGCAGTAGGCGCCCCCGTAAGGTCGTACCTGTCACCAACCGCTCCACACCAGGAGGCAACACGATGGACCTCACCAACGCCACCCCGGCCGAGATCGACACCGCGCTGTACGCGGCCTACGTCAAGACCGCCGACCTGACCGCCCAGCAGCACCGCGCCCAGCAGTTCATCAACATCATCGACGACACCGAGCCCGGCTCCTACGACTCCCTCCTGCCGAGCCGCTCGCCGGAGCGCCGCGCCGAGCTGGTCGCCGAGATCGAGACCCTCCAGGAGCGCATCCAGGAGATCCTCCAGGGCGAGATCTACCCCCGCGAGGCCAGGTACCACTCGCGCCGCTGGACCCGGTACTACCTCGTCGACAACACCAACGGCCACGTCCACAAGGACCAGTACTGCGACACCTGCTTCCCCACCACCCAGTACGCGTGGCTGGTCGAGCAGTCCGGCATGACGGCCGAGGACCTCGTCGAGCTGGCCGGGGAGAAGGCATGCACCCGCTGCTTCCCCTGGGCCCCCACCGACACCCTCAAGCGCAAGACCCGGCTGGAGTCCGTCGACAAGAAGGCTGCCCGCCTGGAGCGCGAAGCCAAGAAGGCCGAGCGCGAGGCGAAGAAGGCCGCCAAGGCCATCGCCAACCCCGACGGCACCCCGCTGAAGGTCTTCAAGGGCCACTACCCCGAGCGCCAGGTCGTCCGCAACGGCGTGGTCGTCAAGGTCCACCCGGCCCACGACGCGTACGACACCCTGGAGACCCTGCACGCGGCCCGTGGCTGGCTCACGGACTACTACTTCTGGAACAAGGGCGGCGCGCACCCCTCCTACCGCAAGGAGTCCCTGGACGACGTCGCCAAGGCCGTCGCCCACAAGGAGGGCAAGGACACCGAGACCGTCCTCGCCGAGGCCAAGAAGCGCGCCGACCGCAGGTAGCCGTAGTTGGGAAGCGGTACGGGAGGACCAATAACCTGGTATCTCCCGTACCAGCCCCAGGAGGCACCCATGCACGCCCAGCAGGACCCCGAGCACATCCGCGCCGTGCAGGAACGTCGGCGCAGCGGAGCGGCCGGAGGACACGATTCCCGCCCCCGCAAGCAGCGCACCCGCAAGACTGCCAAGCACGCAGCGATACGAGACCAGGAGTAACCCATGGACGCCAAGGCCACCGCCGGGTACATCGAGCGGACCATCAGCGACGCCGTCAAGGAGGCCGAGAAGGCCCGCAACGACTTCGCTGAGCTGCTGCGCGCGCCGCTCAACATCGGCAGCCGCATGACCTCCCCGCACGTGCTGGACGCCGTCACCAACGCCGAAGCGACCGCAGTGGCGTTCCTGGAGATCCGCGACGCCGCCGGAGGCACCCTGGAGCAGGTCGGCTTCGACGCGTTCCTCGCGGCCGTTCGCAAGGTACGCGGAGACACCTTCTCCTGGCTGCGTACGTCCCGCGTCGAGAACGGCGGCATCGTGCAGGTACAGGCGAACGCCCGACACAACGCGGCGACGAAGATGCTGTCCCGCACGGACGTCATCGAGATCATCGACGAGGAGAACTGACCATGACATACAGCAACGACGTCATCGAGGCGCTGGCCTGGCTGCGCAAGGGCTGGGACGGCGACAACAGCGAGCGCGCCATCACCGCACTGGAGACGCTGGACAACGCGGGCGTCTTCAAGAGCGTGGACGAGCAGACCGGCTACGCCCCCGCCGAGGAGATCCTGGCCCACGCCGAGAACGGTGCCCAGTGGGGCGACGTCGCGGCCGGAGAGCAGCACCTGCGCGAGACGGAGCCGAAGTGAGCGAGCAGCACGAAGAGCCGAAGTGCCTGGAGGACCACACGGGCGAGTGCAGCGGCCCCGTGGAGTACCGCGACCCGCTGTCCGGCACCGGCCAGTCCTTCCCGCGCTGCGCCACCCACTGGACGGCGCGGCTGAAGAAGCAGGAGGAGATCGTACGCAAGTACGCCCCCTTCTCCGACGTGCCCCCGGCAGGCTTCGACCCCACGTACGCGGGGGAGCGATGGGATGAGGACTACTGACCATGAGCATCAACCACCAACTCCCCGGCTTCGACCTCCCCACCCTCCAGCAGGAGTGGACGGGCTTCCTGGAGACCCAGGCGGGGTACGACAGCCCTCCGGCCGCCCTGGTCGCTGAGCTGGCCCGACAGCACTCCGCACGGTTCAACGCGGAGCTGGCGGCGGCCGGGCTGAAGTGGGACCCGCTGGACGGCACGTTCGCCCTTGACGGCCCCGTTCCCCCCGGCGTCGACCTCGCGGACCACCCGCTGCCCTACGAGGCCGTCAACGCCGCCTGGACGGCCGCCTTCGACGCCGTCAGCGAGACGGTCGACGAGACCGAACAACTGATGAGCGAGTGATGCCGGACGACGAAGAGTTCGATCAGGTCGAACTCACCACGGACGAGCTGACCGAATTGCTGTCCACAGGGGGCACCGTCTCGGTCTACTTGACCGACGTGCTGTCCTTCGATATCACCGTCGCCGACGTGGGGCTCAACGTTCGGATCCCGCTCGAAGGCGCCCCGCTCAAGGAGCTGACCGACGGCCTGCCGGACGGCATCCGGCTGGCGCTTCCGCCCCTTGAGCAACTCATCGCGGAACAGCAGATGGTCGACGAAGGCGAGCAGGCACTGCTCCAGCGAGCGCTGGAGGCACGCGCAAGGCTGGTCGGCAACTGACGCAAGCAATATCAGGGGATCGCTTGACAACCTCAAGCGGTCCCCTTAGCGTTTCTCCTGCAAGAGCACCCCACACCAGGAGGCGCCGCAGATGGCCACCAGCCCGTTCCGTTCCCACCGCCTCGCCGACCGGCAGAAGGCAGCGGACAAGCTGATCTCCCAGCGCACATGCGAACTGGCCGCCCTGGAGCGCCGCTGGCGCGGAGAGAAGACCGCCCGCAAGCAGCGGCTGTTCATGACCCGCATCCAGGCCACGCGGAACAACATTGTCAGTTGGCAGGACTACATTGCGCAGGGCTGCCCGCACGTCGCCAACGCCACCACCCTTGTCTGAGCAGGAGCACATCATGGCCACCGACGCTGAGATCGTCGAGGAGCTGCGCGCGTACATGGTTGCGCACGGCTGGAGCAGGCCCAAGGCCAAAGCGCAAGCCCACATGTGGTTCGACTTCCTCGCCCCGCGCATCCGCGAGCAGATGGCCGAGCAGCAGTACGTGTCCGACGCCGGTTGTTCCTCGTGCGCTGGCACCGAGCTGCACGACCTCCTCGGCCACGACGCGCTCGGGCACCGGACGGCCAACAGCCTGATCATCAGAGGTGTGTCCACCCGCGAGAAATTGATCCGCGAGGGCCTGGAGTGGGTCATCGACTTCACCCAGGTGGGCACCAAGGGATACAACCGCATCGAGGAGCGGCTGACCCCCGAGGAGTACCAGCGCTACTCGAACACCCGCTGGTCCAAGACCACTTGAGCAGGAGAGCACTCCGTGATCAACATCAAGGTCCTGTGGACCGACACCACGGGCGTACGGCATGTGTCCGTATGCGGCTACGACAAGGCCAGCGCCCAGCACCGCGTCGACCAGCTCCGGGCCGACGGTGCCACGGACGTCGAGACCGTCGCCGTCAAGCCCGGCCAGGACGTCATGGTCGTGCAGAAGCCCCCGGTCCGAATCGTGCGCCGGAAGTACACCGCTGACAAGTAGTTTTACGAGATCGCTTGACAATGCGTATTGCAGTGACTAGGTTCGTCCTCGTCACCAACCACCCCGCCCTAACAAGGAGCGAACGATGAGCGAGCCGACGTTCGACATCAGCCTCACCCTCGCGCAGGTCTCCGCCCTGCTGATCGACGGCCACCGCGAGAAGTTCCCGACGCTGGACAGCTCCGACTTCACGACCAAGCTGTTCCAGGACGCCAGGAGCTGGTACCTCGACAACGCGCCGAGCACCGCCCCGGTGCACTGGGCCCAGATCAAGGACAACCACGAGGGCGCCGGATGGCGCACGGTGGGCACCTCGGAGAAGAGCGGCCACGACGCCGCCTGGGGCGCCCTCACCAACGAGATGCAGCGCCGGGACTTCCGCTACGGCGAGCTGGCCGCGCACATCACCGACATGGAGAACGGCGAGGAGCTGATGGCCGAGGACGGCACCCAGTTCCGCATCCTCAAGCCGGGCCAGGAGATCACCCGGTGACCGAGGAAGAGCGGCGGATGCTGGACACCGCGCCCGACGAGAGCATGGTCTGCAAGATCTGCCACCGGGCGCTGGCGTTCATCAAGGCCAAGGACGGATCGGAATCCTGGGAGCACTTCGCGCAGGATTCGCTGGTGGGCCATAAGGCGGTTCCGGTCAACGCGAAAACCGGAAAACTGCTGGGCCGCTGCGACTTCTGCAACACGGATCTGGAGACGGAAATCTGGTTCCTGCCCGTGTCGGAATTTCTCGCCGGGATCGACCCGAGGACCGGTCGGATGCAGGCCTACAAGGATGACTGGGCCGCCTGCCCGGACTGCGCTCCGCTGATCGACGCAAACCAGTGGTCCGCGCTGGCCCGGCGCACTCAGACGGTGTGGGAGGCCGCCCACGCCGTCCCTGCCCCGCAGGACAGGATCACCGGCTGGCGTCACCTGCAACGCCTCGTGCGCCGCAACATCAGCGGGTCGCTGTATCGGGTCGAGTAGTCCCCGGGCATGCAAAAGGCCCCCACCGTGTCGAGCTGGCCGGTGGGGGCCTTTCGTGTCCGCACATAGAAGCATGGAAAGCCGCTGAGCGGAAGCGGTTGACAAGCGGTATGCGTACCCGTAACGTCGTGCCCGTCAACAACCGCCCCGCAACAGGAGGCCCCCCGTGACTGCTCGCATCGACCACTTCCAGCTCACCAACACGCTGGAGAAGATCGAGAAGATCAACGCCCGCGCGTCGAAGAAGGGCCTGACCGGCCGCCTGGACCTCAAGGTCACCGAGGTCGAGGTGAAGACCAAGGACGACATGGGCTTCGAGGTCGTCGAGATCATGTACGACGTCGAGTTCACGGGCGAGGCCCCCAAGCACAACGGCTGGACCTTCCTCGCCACCCTGGACTGGGACGAGAACGCGGGCCTGATCGTGCGCACCGCGCCCGGCGTCCACTCCGTCGACCGCGACGGCCTGCGCGAGGGCTGGTGCGACCACTGCCAGAAGAAGCGCACGCGCCGCGAGACCTTCCTGGTCAAGAGCGAGGAGACCGGCGAGGAGAAGCAGATCGGCCGCCAGTGCATCAAGGACTTCCTCGGCTGGGAGACCGGCATCTCGTGGCCCTCCACCCCCGCCGACGACGACGAGGAGAAGGAGTTCTTCGGCTTCGGCGGAGGCGACCGCGACGTGTCCACCGAGACCGTCCTCGCCTACGCCTGGGCGTGCGTCAAGGCCTTCGGCTTCGTCCGCTCCCAGGACTACCACGCCACCCCCACCGTGACGCTCGTGCGCAACGCCATCAACCCCGGCAAGGCCCGCCGCGACAAGGAGTTCGCCGACGCCATGCGCCCGCTCGCTGCGGAGGCCAAGGGCAAGGCCGCCGAGATCCGCGCGTTCATCCTCTCCGACGACTTCAGCGGCACCTCGGAGTACGTCCTCAACCTGAAGGCCATCGCGGGCGGCAAGCGCGTCTCCTCGCGCAACTTCGGCATCCTCGTCTCCGCCCCGCAGGCCTGGGCCCGCTTCAACGAGCAGACCCTGATCCGCAAGGCGCGCAACGAGAAGCCCTCCGAGTGGATCGGCACCGTGCCCGACAAGGCCAAGGGCATCAAGGGCTCCCGGATCACCTTCACCGGCATGATCGAGTCCATCCGCTACACCGACGGCCTGTACGGCGCGACCACCATCTACCAGGTCCGCGACGAACTGTCCGGCGTCATCGTGAAGTGGTTCGCGTCCAACAACGCCCTCGGCGAGAACACGGGCGTGCGCGTCACCTTCCGTGGCACGGTCAAGGAGCACGACGAGTACAAGGGCATCAAGGCAACCGTCCTCACCCGCTGCACCCTCGTCGAGACCGCCGTGCCGGAGCCCAAGGCCTACGAGATCGACCCGGTCAAGAAGCCGCGCACCCCCCGCAAGAAGGCGGAGACGCCCGCCCCGGCCCCCGTCGAGGAGACCCCGGCCCCCGCGCCCGTCGTCGAGGAGATCGCCCCGGAAATCGCCGAGGAGACCCCGCAGAACACCAAGTCGGATTCTGCTACGGACAACAGCCGCAACGACGGCCGGAATCCGCTGGAGTACTTCGACGGCGGAGCGGTCGGAATCGCCCGGCTCATGGCCGAGGACGCCGAGGAGGAAAACCGGTACCGCGCGGTACTGAATTCCAAATACGCGTGGGTGCGCCTCGGCGACGACGTCGAGCGCATGACCCTGGCCGACTCCTACGACCTGCTCGGCACGGCCTACGCCGAGGGTGCCGACTGGCTGGACAACGACGGCATCGGTGCCGCCCGCTGGGGCGGTCTGCTGCTGGCCGTCGGCCGTGACGCCCCCGCGCCCACCGTCTGACCCCGGGCATGCAAAAGGCCCCCACCGCGTACCGCTGGCCGGTGGGGGCCCTTCGGCATCCATGGGAACACGGCCCGCCCCGGCCGCCGGTCACAGCTTCATAACGTCTTGTAAATCGTTGTGCCGAAAGGGCTTGACAAGGGGTGCCCCCTTCGGAAAGATCGGCACTCCCAACACACCCGCACGAAGGAGCGCACGACATGAACAGCAAGACGATCACCCGCCCGCAGGCCCTCGCCCTCCGCCACGCGGAAGAGCTGCCGGAAGAGCTGTTGCGCCCCACGGACGCCCTGCGCGGTCACATGGTCATCAGTGCCCGCACGAACACCGTCGCGTCCCTGGTCCGCCTGGGACTGGCCGAGGAGATCGAAGGACAGCACGTGCTCACCCGCGCCGGGTACACCGTCCGCGCAATCACGGACCTGCCGGACTACCTGCCCCGACTGGACACCGTCGCGAGCATCGTTGCGGCTGCGGCCGAGGAGGACGCCCAGGAGGAGCCCGCGCCCCGCCCCGACGACGCCACTTACTACCCCTCGCAGGAGGGCTGCCGCACCTGGCAGGAAGCGCAGGCCCGCCCGCTGTGGCTGGCCGGTGAGCGCGTCTCGGCCGTCGTCGAGGGCAACGGCACCCGGCTTTACGTCTTCCTTGGCGGAAAGATCATCTTTGAGGGCGACATGCCCACGGGCATCACGGGTAACGGCGACGTGGCCCCCTGGGTGCGTCAGTACGCGACCGGTTACGTGTGGGCCGACGAGTACCGCACCCTTTGGAGCTACCGCAACCACGCCGGGCACGTCGTGGGCCCGTACGCCGATGCGGAGTTCCGCCACACGCACGGCTCCGCCGAGCAGTACTGCCGGGGCATCGTCGACACGGTCGGGGCCGGTGAGGTGATCCGCATCGACCGCACCCCGGAGCACTTCGACACGGTCGGCCGCAACTGGACCGACGTTCACACCGTCGTCCACGCCGTCGGCCGCTTCGCCGAGGAGGCCCAGGAGGCCCCCCAGGAGGCCGCCCCCGCGCCCGTGACCGTCTGGGCGACCACGGAGAGCGGGGAGCGCATCAACTACGCCCACGTGCCCAACGGTGACCCCGACCGCGTCGCCCGTTTCCTGTCCGACGCCCGCGCCGTGCCCCACTTCCGCGACGTGTCGACCGCCCGCTAGCCGCGCCCCGTAGGTTACGGCTTTATAAAGACTTGTCCAGCGATCCCGGAAACTGGCTTTACAAGCCGTAGTCCCGGGGTAAGTTGGTCACACAACAACACACCAACCGCCCCACACCAGGAGGCCCCAATGCGCACCACCAACATCCCTGCCCTGTCCCTCCGCCCCGTCGTCGCCGTCGCCGAAGGTGCGCGCCGCTTCAACGCCCGCCACGGTCTGACCACTCGCGACCACTGGGACTACTCCCGCGTCGTCGTCGCCCCGTCGGCCGTCGCCAAGGTCGCGGAGGCATACAACGCGCTCCCCTTCATCGACAACACCGCCCCGGCCGCCTGGAAGGCCATGGCGCAGGAAGTCGCCCGACAGTTCGAGTTCATGACGGCCCCCGCCTCGCGCGGCGGTCTGGGCATCTCCGTGAGCGTCGAGGACACCGACCCCTACGACATGAACGCCCAGGGCACCCGCGCGTTCTTCGACGACGTCGCCGCCGGTCGAATGCGCGTCCTGTCCACCGCCGTCACCGGCTCTCACTTCTTCTTCAGCGACGACGTGAACGACATGTTCCGCGCCGTTCACGACGTCTTCGGCCACGCGGGCACCGGTCGCGGCGTCGACCGCCACGGTGAGGAAGCGGCCTACCGTAAGCACTCCCTGATGTTCTCCCCGCTCGCCCGTAAGGCGCTCGCCACTGAGACGCGCGGCCAGAATCACGCGATGATCGCGGCCGGGGGAGTCTTCCAGGACCAGAAGGTTGCCGTCCTCCCCAAGTGGGCCCGTGACTTCGAAGCGGTCCGCCCGGCCACGCTCGCCGAGTACCGCGCCACGCTCAAGCAGGCCGCCGCCATGCACGCCGCCCAGGGCCTCGCCGAGTAGCACCCGCCCCAACCCCCGGGGGCCGGGGAAACGCTCCGGCCCCCCTCCCACCAAACCGAAAGGTCACCCCCATGTCTGAGTACGCCTTTGACGTCACCCTGTCCGCCGTCGTCCGCGCCGACGCCCCCACCCGTGAGGAAGCGGAAGCGGCCGTGCGGGAGATCATCGCGTACGACGTTAACGCCCGACTCGGCAACGGCGCGCCCGTCGTCCTGACGGAAGTCAGCTACAACGAAGGTGCGCCCCTGCACCTGTTCGAGGTGGACGACGAGAACGTAGAGGACCAGGAGGGATCCGCCCCCGACCCCGTCCGCGCCGTCCGCGACGCCCTGGCCGCCCTGCACGCCGCATCCGAAGCGGGCAGCGACGACGACGAGCACACCGCCGCGATGGACCTTGCTACGGCCGTAGAAACGCTGTTGGGCCTGTAGGCACCCGCCCCACACCCCACCAACCGCCCCCGCAACAGGAGGACACACCCCATGCGCATCACACACACTGTCGCCGCCACCGTCGCCGCCCACCTGGGAGCGCTCACCAAAGAAGAGGTATCCGTCATGGTCGGCACCGGCCACGACGGTAAGGGGTACCGCGTGATCCTGGCCGCCAGTCCCTCGGGACATCAGTACATGTGGGAGTCCGCGCGCAACGAGGGACGTAAGGCCGTGGCGTACATGCTCGGAGCAATCGACGCCTACACCGACGGGGAAGCGTTCGACCGTACTCCGTTCCTGGCCGACCTGCGCCGCGTGCTCGCCTACCGCCCCGAACTGTCCGACGCGTTGCGTTGGGGCCGGGAGGATGGCACCGCCGCTCGCCCCAACGCAGCCGCGCCCCTCGCCGTCGGCGACGAATACACCGGCATTGCGACCAACGGTCACCGCATGGTCTACACCGTCGCCGGGTTCTACGAGGACGGCACGCCCCGCGCGGCCAATGGGAGCGCGTATCACGCTGACACCTGCCCGTGTATCGCGCAGGCCGAATCGGACGCAGACCTGTAACCCCAACGGCCCTACGCAGCCCCCCACCGCCCAATTCCGGGCCGGTGGGGGGCTTTCTCGTGTTTGCCTCCACCACGGGGATACAGGGCCACCCAGACGCCACCCTGCGCCCCGTACCACTCCCGCCCATGCGCCACCGCGCGCAGCCCCTCCGTGCACATGTCGACGCGCAGGGAGTGAACAGAGTGCTTCAACAGGCACCCCCGCCACCCGGGCGGCATCCTGCCCAGCGTGCGCCGTAGAGAGCTGTTCAGGGCCCGCGCGCACTGTTCAACGTCCGGGAACTCTCCCCACGCCTGCCCGTGTTCCAGGGCACCCCACGACATGCCGATAGTCACCCCTCCAGCATGCGCCCGCCGCCGACAACAGGCGAGGGATCCGGGGCCGGGGGAAGGCTCCCCACTGCTGGCTACTGCACATGAGACACAGCTACGTCAACCCCTCTGGCCATGCGACCGCACACCATGCGACCGCACACCCAATGCCGTGAAACTCTCCGGCCCCCTGGTTGTCGAGTTGCTACAGTCGCGCCCCGCTCTCCATATCTCGGGACATATAAACAGGGGCGCAATTCAGCGAATAGGGCAGTGGCCGCGCATGAATAACGCTGAATAGGCATGCATGGAAACTGCCTATTGACAGATGCCCGGCCGTGTGCATAGGGCCACGCTGCGCCCTATTGTGACGTACCTCACTCCAGGGGTGAAGGGTGCAGATACTGGTCAGAAGCG